TTCTGATATTCTTTACCTTCAAATTTAAACTCAGGATTTATAATTGCTACATAATCATCACTTAAATCTGCAGTAGCAATGTTAGGATTTAATTGGGCATGAGCAATATAATTAGAATCCCCATCATCCATCATAGGTGCTGTTACCCCAGAGTCTAAAATAGTCTTATTAGCCTCATCTCTTTCCATTCTCACTATATGAAATCCAATAGCTCCGGCAGGGTAAACAATACTACTAAAAGTAATTCCAAATATTCTAGCTGTATAGTCAGTAATCTTATCTGGTATTTCCTCATCTATAAATTCAGAATCTACAGACCAACCAAAAATCCCATTCTTACCTCCTTTTAATGCATCATTTGAAAGATCAGTAGTCCCATCTGCTTTTACTAGGTTAACATAAGAATCATCTATGTAAGTGCCCCCTCCAATATCTTGATAGTAAGTAGGATTATTATTAGTTACAGTAGGTAATTCAAAATAAATATCTATTTCGTAATCTTCCCAGTAAGGAGTTACTAGAGGATGAGCATATATAAATTCCTGATTAACTCCTAAATCATCTAAGTACTCTACTTTAACATAAATATACCCATCAAAATCACTAGTAGTAGTGTAACTAAAATTTAACAAACCTTGAACTCTAATCCATGCAGAGTGCTTGTATAATGAAGTAGGTAATATTGTAGAAGAAGAACTAATCAAAGCTTCATCAACTTCTGTTCTTAAAGGAAATCTATGATGTCTAACAAATTGGCCATCCAAAGTATTCCCATTATAATCTTCCCCCCAGTAAGGTGCTCCATTACAATCATTACCTGTATAAGTAGTGTTTTGCAATTGATTATCACTACTCATATTTGATATTGTGTCCCCAGGAGCTTTCCCCGGTAAGTGAAAAACAGGACTTTGATAGTCCGGGAATTCATACACAATACCAAAAGCATATATTTCTCCAGGCATATAACCCATAGAATTTTCTAAATGTACGGTTCCCCTTTTAGGGTTCCCTATTTGAGTTATATCATTTAAAGGTATTGTCTTAACTGCAAGTTGAGAAACTACTCCAGAGGCTAATTTTTGCATTTCACACAAGTCAACTTGTGGGCCTTTTACATTTGACAGTATTAACCTGTTTTCAATTTGTTCAATATGCTCTGCCTCTTCTATTGCTAATTTAACTTGTTGAACTTCTTCAACAGTAGAAGGAAATAAAGTATTATCACCAGTAAGTTCAAAAGACTTCTGGCTAAGAGGAATATCATTAGTATAGGTAACTCTAGTAATTTGACCTCCAGAGGTATTAGCTTCAATAAGGAATAATCTATAGTAAGTGTAACTAGGATCTAAATTTTCAGGTGTTACAATTATAGATTTATTAGTATTTGAATAAGAAAAATAATCATTTGTTTCAGTAGTAGACCCACTAATAGATGGGTAACTAGCACTTACACTATCATTATAAACAATAATAGTGTCTGAAGTTACTAGAACCTCTGTAGAGTTTAAATCATCATCTAATAATGCAATACCTACATTGTAAGAACCAGGTAATAGATTACCATTATTGCTTAAGTCTATGTTACTAATGTCTGGTAATGTATCCACAGTTCTGTGCAAACTGAATTGGTCCACATCCCAATCTCCTCCAGTAGTTTTATAATCATCTAGTTTAGAGAAATTTAATTGTCTAGGTTTGTTTCCTTTACTTGTGAAATAAATCACTTTTTCACAACCTCTTCTTAATCTGTAAACTGCATCAATTTGATTTATGACCTCAAAATTAAACTTATCAACTTGAGTGGCATCATCCACTATTGTGTCAAATGTACAGTCTTGTCTAGCAATACCAATAATAGAGTCTCCATTACTTTCATGAGCTAAAAATACGGCTGTTTCTTCATCTCCTATATAAACTTTACCTATAGGAATATAACCTTGGGGTAATTCATGACAGCTTTCATTACTTTCTTCATTACTTCTAAATCCAGAATCACCTAACTCCGTTTCTTCAACAGTGTTCAAAGCAAATCTATATGAACCTTTTGGTTGATTTTGTGGTGAAGAATCTGTATTTAGACCTCCTCCAGTTTGTGTTATATTATCTGCCATAGTATACTGTATCTGGGTTATTAAATCCTCTATCTTCTTCTCTGTTTATTTTACCAAAAAATCCATAGTATCTTCTATGATTTGGAATTAATTTATGAGATTGCTCTAGTAAGTCTTGGTAATCATCTAAACTCTTAGGCATTTTAGAATAGTTCTTAGCTTGCCTACAATATTTTAACCATCTTCTTTCAGCTTTTTCTGCAAGACCAGCGTAACCTTCTCTTTTAGCCCATTCCATTTGTTCTGCAAGTTTCCACTTAATATAGTAAACTATTGCTGAGGTATATGATATATGGTCAGGCACTAATGGGTATCCAGTAGTAGCATCTGTGACTGATTTCAAATAAGATAAAGCAACTTGCCCTGTCTTAAAGCTAAAACGTAATCTTTTTTCTGTATGGCCTACAATAGTATATTCATCTGTACAAGATTGATATGGTGTTTGGTCAGTCTCTTTACAAACTAAAGAGTTAAAAAATGTATTAGAAGCCAACCTAACCGGAGTAAACTTTTCCTGGTATAATGAACTATTAATAAAAGGTTGATACTCCCATTTTAAATCAAAGAAAGGTCTGTAGTAAGCTACCTCTACATCCGTAAGAGGAGCACCATTACAATCTAAAGGTACAGGACATCCAGTTAATTCTGGAGACTCTATGTTACAAGGGGCTAAAGGAGTCTCGATTTCTTCTACAACTTCAGCTATATTACAACAAGTAGTTTCACATTGGTCTTCTACGTAATTATTATTTTTTGCAACTTGTAGTACCATCTGGAAACCACAAGGTATATTTGCATGAAAATCTTTAACTTCCATAAAAGCTACAGACTCTTCTTGAATTCCATGAACTTTCAGAAACTCTAAAGCTTCCCCAATCCATTCTACAACATCTCCCTCTTCTACATCAGTGCCTTTTAAGTCTCTGTGTACTTTAGAAAATATTCTATCTATAGTTGTAAATTGCATTTCCATAATCTTATCGTTTTGCGTATTCTTTGCCAGAGAATAGTAACGCACTCAATTCTCTTTTGTTAGCCCTAGTAGGTCTAAGTGCATATAAAAATTTATTTGTGAACATGGCCGTTTGCTTTGACCATAAAAATTTGAATCTTCTACCATCAGTGTGTGAATTCCTATAGTACACTAATTGTTTATTCAACCTAGCTTTTTCACTTCTTTCCCAAAGAGCTTTTGTTTTAGGCCAATCTACACCAGCTCCTACAGTTCTACCATGCTCATCTACTCTTAGCTTCTGTTTATGACTTTCAATATACAATGAACCAAACCTTGAAGGTAATGAAATATGTTCCCCATCAAAAACCTTAGCCATTAAAAATTTATTATACAATGCTGTTAATTGTAAAAATCTTTTTTTATCAATAGAATTTTCAAACTGCTCTCTATAAGCAGGAAAACTAGAAGCTATAGTTAAAGCATTATTTGCTTTCTTGGTTGTTTGCTGCATTTGCATGAGTATCAGTTGTAGTATTAGTTAAATCCTCAGTATTTTGTTTAAAGATACCAATTAGTTCCTGTACACATAACTCTACTAATGTATCAATTAAATCAGTGTCAATAGGAAAGTCTTTATCCAAAGGACTTGAGCAAGAGGTATCTTCTACCCCAGGACAAAAAGAAGGAAATGCTTCAGCCACTAAAGGGTCTTCAGCTAATATTTCCATAACTAAAATTTTTGGTCCAGTTCTGTAAGTTGAATATAAATATCCATTCCTAATCCAATAATCTGGATCTCCTCCGGTATACTTATTCCCCTTCTTATGTTTTTTCTCTTTCCAAGTCATATAATCATAAACTATATCTCCATTAAGATTAGTTACATAATTAATTAGGTGTTTATTTTTATCAGTCATCACCTCTGGTAAAGGATGAACTGATTTTAAAATTTTACACCCTGGAGCAGGTAAACAAGGACATTCATGAACCGGGGCTAGTGCCATTTCTACACAAGGTAAAAGTTGGTAGTTCCACTGACTTATGAACTTCTTTTGTTCAGCCTTTTGAGACAATAGTTTACTTCTAACTGTTGTCATCTTATTATAGATGTGTCTAGAAGTTAATCTACTATCATCAGATTGTACCCCTCTTGAATACAAACTTTGTACTCTCTGTATTATAAGATTCGTTATCATATCTCTGCAGTTTCTAAGTATTCTTTTACAATATCAGTGTAATCAGTAGTTAGGATTTCTTCACGAGACCCATCTGGTTTAACCCATATCAGTATTCGTTTTTCAACTTCATAACCTGTTTGTTCAAAAAGAACTTGGTATAAACTAAATTGTATTTGGTATTTATTAAATGGATTATCTAGTAAAAAATCAAAACAACCAGTTAAAGTTTTCTTTTTGAAATTTTTCCAAATATCCTCATTTGTTTTGTAATCAGCAATTATAAATTTACCTGTTTTCTTATTGTATAAAATAATATCAGCAGTACCACCAAACATCTTTTTAAAATGATACATCTCTAACTCTGTGAAAGCTGGTACAATGTGTTCCGGTAAACTATCCCAAAAATTTTTTATGGCTAATTCAAGACCTGAATCAGGTTCTAAGTGCCTGTGAAAAGCGTACAACTCCCCCCAATAATGTGCTCTGTCTCCTTTAGAGCAAGCAGCTTCTTTTTTTAAATCCCAAAGTTTTTGTGTTGCTCCAGTGGGCATACTGTTTTTTATATCAGTGGCCTTGGCAATATTTTCAAATTTTACTTCTTGTACAAAGGCTTTTATTACCCCTGATACAGAAAGTTTTAATTTTTCACCTTTTACAAAATAGGAATGAGGCCCTTCATCAAAACGAAGATCCTTAAAAAGATTTTTTATTTTTGCTATTTTTGAGTTCACAATAGCAAATATAATACTAAAATTTGAATAAATCTATAATTTTTTTCCACATAACGAGAACCCCTGCTTTGAAAGTCAAGTTATCTGTAACTTCTCCTTTCCTTTCTTCTCTTAGATGTATCAAAACATAAAAGGCTAAAGCATCATACAAAACATAGTTTATCCAGAATCCTTTAGCAAGGAGTTCAAAAAAATCTCCGGACCTTATTAACTGTAATGTGAGAAAAGATGGGAATGCAATTAATAATATTATTAATATGATGTGAAATTTCTTATGGTGCTCTGAGAAATTAAAATCTTTATTAAGACTTTTTATTTCAGATATCCCCATTAAGGTTAATAAAATACCTACTACTACAACTAAGCTTGAAGAGCCTACTGTAAAATTACTTAGGATCTCCATCCCGGCTTCCATTCTCTGTTTCATCTGTGTTTATTTTTTTAGAATACTTTTTAAAATAAGAATTTATCAAGCTGTTTACTAAATCATTCTTGACGATATAAACTAAAGCTAGGAAACCAAAAATAGTTACCCCTGCGGTGATAACTGTTTCACCCTCTGGAGATATGTCCCATTTACTTTTAAGTAATTGTATAGTCCACCTAGAGAAGTAAGTACCAGTTACAATAGCACCACAAAAGTATAAAGCTATCTCATATAATTTGAATTTTATTTTATTACCAAGTAATAAAAGTATTACTAACAATATTGCAAAAGGGGCTGCTGTAAATACTTCTGTAAGTACATTGTGTCCTAAGTGTTTGAATCTTTCTGGCATAGTGTTTTAATTTCAAATTATAAGAATAGGAGGGTTCTCACCCTCCTATTATGTTGTTACATTTCTTTTACATAATCACAAAAACTTATAATATCTTTGTGTATTAAGTTCCATTTCATAGCAGCTACAGCCATCTTAAGTACATTAGATTCTGCATCCTCTAATTCTACTACATCTTCAGCATTTGCATCTGTTAATTTGTCCAGAACTTTAATTCTTCCTCTAATATCTTCAACTGTGAACCCTTCTTTTACAGGGGCATTTATAGATAAAAGAGCTAAATCCGAATAACTTAATACATTTCCTTCTTCTGCTGGTAATTCTGTTTTTTTACATTCAAACTTTTTCATTGTATACTTTTTTATTTAACTACAAAACTACGTAATTTTTTATTAATATACTTAATAAAACATATAAAATAAAAAATGGGAATTAATAATACACAAGAATTTATTACTAACACACTGATTATAAAAAAGGTAATACCTTTTAAAGCATAGTAGTCCTCTAATTCATCATTATTGTAAGATTGCTTGCAGTGATCTGGCCCATCTAAAGGATAAAAAGTAAAATTAATTATTTTTTCTAAGATTACCCAATACCATCTAACACTTATATGTGCTTTTTCTGCAAAATATCCTACTCTTCCTGATATTGTATTATCAGGATTACCTCCAGCTAAGGTATTGCCTAGTTGGTCTATACCAATCATTAATCTAAATATATAACTCTTATCTTTTAAATTTCTCATCTCTTTCCTTTTTGTTTCCTCTTAGTAGGTGTTTTAAAATTTCTGTGTGTTAACTGAGGAAACTCATATACCTTATCTTGATTTAAAGGTATAACTTCTCCATCTGAAGTTTCTACAGATAACTGTCTAGTAGCTTTTTCAGGTTTAGCATAAGTAATGGTGTAAGTTACATCTTCTATTTTTATCTTTTGATTTGGTAAAGGTCCAAAATTGTAAACAACCTCATCTGGCGTAAACAGTCCCATTATCTTTTATAATTACCATTAATTAATATATCAATAAGTTCTTCCCTAAAGCCAACCCAAGTACCTGTATTAAGAGTGTACCCTTGTTGTTCTAAACCTGTAGTCTCAAATGAAGTACCTACTGTAGAGTTAATGAAGTCCATTAAGGCTTCACCTACTGAACCATAATTTAAGCCTTTAATCCCTTGGTCTTTAAACAAATCGTATAAAGTTTTTGTAAGTTCTATAAAGTCTCTAGCATCTACTAAGGTAAGATATTTAGCTACTACATCTGTAGCGGCTATTGAATCAGCTCTTTTTTTACAAGCTTCATTTTCTTTAATGTGATGCTTAGAATAAGCGTTCCTTAAATACTTAGCAATAGATGCTGGGTCAACACCATTCATTACTAAGAATTGCCCTTTGACTTGGTTATTAGTTGCTAAATCCATTGCTGGGTCTTCAGCATAAAAAGCTATGATATAATTCTTTTCTGGGGTTGTAAGTGAATTCCACCCTCCTTTTGTTACCATTATTTCAATAGCCAAACTTCTAGCTTTAAGGTAATCTACAGCAATTTTGTAAGTGCCATGTTTTCTGTATAATTTTTCTATTGTCTCCATTTTAAACTCCTAAATTAAATCCGTATAATTCTGCATCTCCACTGTAAGTATCTGAACCTACACCTATTGCGTTTCTTCTTAGTGTTAATTGTAATATCCTTGCATCTACACTACCACCTGGTATTGTTAAAGTACTTAAAACTATAGACTGATCTGTTACTGCTGTAACATTCACACTTTCTGTAATAGTACCATCCAACTTAGAATAAGCATCATTACCAATTTCAATAAAAGCATAATCAAGCTCCCATAAAACAATGCCTCCTGATGCACCATACTTCATCCAATCTAATGTCACAATTAAATCTACACCTGAGTATGGTTGATTATTTCTAGCCAATGCTATATTAAATAATATTTCATCATCTGAGGTATTATCAAATGTGACATAGTTACCTGCACCAATATTATTACCCCGAGTTGCACCACTTAATACGGCTGACCCCAAAGAAATAGCTGTAGGTGACCAATCTGTAGTGACCCTACCTATTATTTGGAAATCTGTACCATCATAGACTAAACTATACGCTTGACCTGCTCTAATATCTCCTTCTTTAATAGACTTGTCTCCATTTTTTTTGATAGCCTTAGCCCCAAGAGTATCTATATTAATAGTAGATGTTATTGTATTAGCATTAGTAAATATTACATCAATTACCTGCCCTATAGCGTAAGCTGTAATAGAGGGGCTTAATGTTAATGCATAAGTATTTGTACCTGTTGCTACACCAGACTTACCTCCTTCCCCTAAAGGTGCCACTATGACACCTATATCTCCTGTTGTTAAATGTTTTAATTCTGACATACTTTATTTATTAGTCAATAATTGATAAATCTACTATCTCACAAGTCCCACCTACTTTTTCTTCAATGAAATCTTTAATCCAACCTCTTACTACACCTAAAGCATTTGCTCCAGCTAAAGCTGTATAATCTCCTTCAGTTAAAGTCCTATAAAAAGCACTTGGCATTTCATCTATTGAACCTAAAGAGTTTTCTCCTAAACTTTCTTGGTAAACTCCTTTATTTGCAAAAGGAGTTAGATCTGCTGTTACCACATTATCTATATTACCATCAAACACACCTTCTTCATTTGCAATTAAATTCCCAGTTGGGAAATGTATAGAAGCTACTACTACTACACCTGCAGGAATTGAAATCCCACTTTTATTTGTTACTACGTTAATTTTTGTTGCCATTTTATTATTTATTATTCAGTAAAAGTACTGATTTATTTTTAATTTTTAATTTTTAATTATTTATTTTAAGGTAATGGATTTGTATGCAATGTGAATAATCCAGGAGTTAATTCTTTTACATAGACAATACATCTATTTCCAGAACCTAAACTATCCTCTAATATGATTCCATTATTTACTCCAAAGACTTCTATATCTCCAGTAACTTGTAATTTAGCTGTTCCACTAATACTAGAACTTCCTATTGAGGTGATACCTCCAAAGTAGTTATTGGCTACAGTTGAATTTTGATAAATCCCCCAATTATTTGTACCTAAATCATTAGCCTCTAGCTTAATACCATAAGTTGTTCCTACCGTACCTCCTGTATTAGAAGGAGCATTTAACCAAATACCATACATGTTAGTTACAACAGCAGTACCATTTAAAGCATTTGTCTGAATTTGTAATCCCCCATGGTGAGTTACAGTACCACTAGTAGCAGTCATTAAAGAATTAATTGAAAAGTTTCTGCTTATTGTACCTGTACTATTTTGAGTATTTGCAAATTCTCCTGCATATTGATTAGTAACGTTACCATTTCCACTCCATGCTCTAGCAGTAGCATATATACCTACATTATAAAAAGAGTTGAAATTCCCTTGCTTATATGCTGTCGTATTTAGAGTTGTTGTCCTACCTGTACCATTTACTGTAGGAGTAAATCTGTGCAAAAATCTAGCATGTTGATGAATAGTGTTGTCAGAAGTGCTTCTTTCTGAAACTAAATTATAAACACTTGCTGTTGCATTAGTACCAATTTGTACTAAACCACTGTCTCTAGTTTTCATTACACTCCCCCCAGTTGAATTTTGGAAGTCTGTAATAATATCATCAGATGATCTTACAGAAAATTTTGTATTGGCAGAAGGTGTTGTGTAACCTATAGCAGTATCTCCGTTATCTAAAACAACCAACCTTGTTACAGCACTTACGCTTTCTAACCTCATTAGAGTAGTCGCAGTAGTGTTACCTTTACCTCTAACTTTTAAACTTTCTACAGGATTCTCATTTGCTCCTCCATAACCTAAGCCAATACCTACTCCTTTGGACACTCCAATAACCATTACTGGAGCAGCTGTAGGACTTGTTGTTGGGTTATTACCCCATCCAGTATGAAAAAACATACTCCCAGTAGACTCTATGTGTGATCTATTTGTAGAACCAGACACCATTCTAATACCATTCCCATTTCTATTAGCATGAAAACCTGTGTAACTTGCTGTACTTGAAAATTGAGTTGTTATTTGTGTATTCTGTTCTAGGTAGTTGTTAGCAGTACCCATCCTTGTAATACCTCCAAGAGTTGCTAAATCAACTCTATTAGTACTATCTGTAAGTTTGAATAAACTTGTACCAATACTAAAAACATTAGCTAAAGAAGCTACTGTATTATTAGGCACTAAGCCATTTCCAGTATAAATTCCATCCCCAGTTGGAGTAGGTAAATCTGCTATAGTAGCAAATGGGTTTACTAAAGTTGGTGATGCGGCTCCAATAGCTGCATCATATTGATCTTTGGGTAAAAGTCTTGAAATATCCATATTATCCTACTGTTGTTATTACTAGTTCACTTGTTAAAGAATTGTATGCTATAGCAGCTAAAGTGTCTCTTAATCCATCAGCACTGAATGTAATTGTCTCACCTCTTTCTAAAGTTCCTCCTGCAACTGTTGAATCTGAATTACCTGCATTAAAGAAAGAAGCTCTTCTCTTACCTGCAGCTACTGTTGCTGCTCCAGCTACTGTCACCCTAGTTAAACTTGTAGCTAACCCTGTAACTGGTGTTGCTAGTGTACTTGTATCAACTGCTATGGCTGTAGTGCCTAATAAAATATTATCTAGTACACCATCAATTGTAGTAAGTAACACATTTGTTGCAAGTACAGTAGCTTCAGTAGCTCTTGTGCTTAATGCTACATCTAAGTTTGCAGTATCTAGTTTAATATTATCTAATACTCCTTTAGATAGTAAAAGAGTTGCTTCTGTTGCTCTAGTCGATAAAGCCACATCTAAGTTTGATGTATCAACTTTTATTGTATCTAATACTGAATCAATTGCTGTTAAAAGAACATTAGTAGCTGTTAGTGTAGCTTCTTGAGCTAATCCATCTGCATCTAAATCAATAGCTTCTACAGCTGTTTTAATTGCATTCAGTATAACCTCTTGTTCTGTAGATAAAACTACAGGTGCTGAAGCTGCTGAAGCTTTCTGACCTAGTGTATTAAGCTTAGTGTTTAGATCCGCTAAAGTAGTCTCAGTTGCAAAGTCTTCATTGTTGAAGGCTGTAAGTAAACTATTTAAAGTGATATTACCTAATACTATATTAGAATTAGCTAATGCTAACGTAGTCTCTGTTGCGAAGTCTATTGCTAAGAGACTAGCTAATGTAGTTTCTGTAGCAAAATCAGTTGCTGCTAATGCTGATAGTGTACTCTCTGTTGCAAAGTCTTTACCTTCTAATAATGCTAAAGTTGTCTCAGTTGCAAAATCCTCAGCATTAAAAGCTGTAAGTAATGCTGCTAAAGTAACTTCTGTTGCACCTAAATTACTGCTAAGTAGTAAAGAAGAAAGAGTAGTCTCCGTTGCAAAGTCTGTAGTATTTAATGTTAGCATCTCAGCTAATATTAAATTAAGTACTGCAGAAGCATCTTGATATTCTAAAGGAGCTGTTGGTGTAGCAATAACTACTCCATTAACATCTTTATACGTTACTGTGCCGGTAACTAACTCTGTAATTTGTTGAATAATGTTTCCATTACCATCTCTTACCAAGATAATCTCTAAATCTTGGTTACTATTATTAATAGCGGCAAGCACTGATACTAATGTTGCCTCTGTAGCTAAATTAGCTGTAGATCCACTACCTGCCAAATCTGCTAACGTACAGCATATGTTTTTCATTTGTGATGATAGCTTACTTACATCTTTTCTTATATCTGTCATATTAATTTTTTTAAACGTTTACTGCTGTTATATTATTTGAAGCATCTACTACAAATTTAACTCTTGTTCCAGAAGCGTTTTCTAATACAAAAGTACTTCCTGCACCAACTGCTTCAATAAATCCTGTAACTTCAAGCATTGATTTATTTACTGTAGGTGTATCTGATCCAAAAACTACATTACCTTCATTTTCTGTTACTGGTACATTGATAGCCATGTGGATATTGTTACCTGGCCCTGCTGGAGTATTATCTATTGTTCTGAATAATCCTCCAATAGCAGTTATAACTGTAGTAGCATTTGCTCTACTTGAAGCTTCTCCATAAGTACCTACCAACCTAGTAATATCATTGTCATTGAAAGACCCTAATTTACCTGCTGTGAAATATCCTCCAAAATAGTTATCTAATGTTAAAAGGCCACTAGGATAACTATTACCTTTTACACCAGCTTGGTAAGACTCTCCTAAATTTCCATAATAACCATCATTAAGTCCAGTAGGCACTCCTCCAAAAACTCCTACACTCCCCACAAGAGCATTTCCTATTTCTGCAACAATACTTGCACTATAAGGTGCATTAGGTGAATTATTACTTGCAAGGAAAGCGTATGTATTTTGAGCTACATCTGTAGAATTTAGTACATAAGATCCAATTACGGTACTCCCAAAAGAGTATAACCTATGACCAAAGCTTCCTGAACTGTTAGAAGTAACAGAAAACTCTCCTGCATCATTTTGAGTAAGTATTACACTATCACTACTATTTTGGATATGAATCGCTTTGGTAGCTATCGTAGCTCCTACAGATTTAATATGAAACTTAGCTAGTAAGGGGTCAGTTTTATCTATACCTACACCAACACTATATTGATTTTGTGAAAACCAAATATTACCATTGTTATCAAAAGTATGTATAATATTGGTTGTGTTTAAATCTGCATACTCAAAAGTATCTGTTATTTGTGCAATACGTGTTGTTTCAATAATACCATCTCTATCATATAAAGTAGTATCATCACCACCTCCACAGCAGTCTCCATTTTTTATACAATTAACTTGTTGATACAAGTCAGTTATATTTTGTTGTATAATTGTTAAATCATGTACACTCATAAACTTATTTTTTAACTTAAATAGTTATTATGCAAATATACAATTAAAATTTTCTTTATGGTGTATCTACTGTACAAATTTCTGGTGCCACATATCTCTCTTTAAAATTGCAGATTTCAACACATTGACTCTTCAAGTCTTTTATTAATTTTTTTAATTTTATTACTTTATTATAATAATCATCATTACCATTCTCATATTGTGCTATAGCATAGTTTTGAGCTAGTAATAAAGTATTTAATAAAGCTAATGGTGAACTATTTGCAGTATCACCTAATATTTTTATTTTATCTAGCAGTGCTATTGTACTACCAAATAATATTTTTTTGTCTGTGGTTAATTGAGCCATATTAATATTGTTTTAATACATTATTAAATACACCATGCCCTCCACCACTTAATAATACAGAAGTTCCATAATCAGGGCAAGTATTACATATCTCACACATCTCATCTAATTTCTCTATAACACTTAAAGCATCTTCAATATAACCAAAGTTTATTAAAGAGAAAAGAGTTTGTAATAAAGTAGAAGCTAACACTGGATCATAATTACTGCATTCATCACAGTATTTTAATTTTGGACCACAACCTTCAATTTCCATTCTTAGCAACCCATTTAAAATACATTCTAAATAATTTGTAAAATTAGAAACCATACCTAATCTAACATTATCTTGGCAACAATCAGTTTCCTCCACTACTTCATTAGTAGTAAATTCTACAAACCATAAACCTAAAATGTTAATAACCCCAAGGTCAGAAGCTGGGATATCAAAGGTCTCCACCTCTGAAGTTGCTGTAAGCAAATGGCTTACATCAATAGCTTGAGCCGGGTCTTGATAAGTTGAACTGTTCCAAAGTAAAACTTTAGTGAAGGTGCTACCTACTTCAGCAGTCACCTCCACCTCAATTTTATCAGACAATTCACTTATACATAACTTGTTAATTAAAACCATATTGTAAAGTTATTTTGTCTATTAATTATTAGGCATCACCATCCGTTTCTGGAGTTAATGCGTTAATTGGCTCTTCAACAGTTGGATCAACATTTGCTAAAGCAACATCATCCGCAATTGGGTCAAAACCTCCTGGCATAACACTATCTAACACTAGTGCAAAAGCATCTCTTGTCACTGTATCAACAGCAGGAATACCTACAATAGTAGCTAAATGATTTCTGTTATCAGCCCATCCAGCAACAGATTCTTGGTCATAAGTTAATGCAAACTTATCATACTTAACTGCAGCATCTGCAAAGTACTCGATATCGTTTGAAGCTAACCCATAAACAGAACTTTTTCTGTATGGTCCAGATTTTCCATTCCAACCACCAGCTTTGTATTCTAACTCTTTCAAGTCATAACCACTACCTTCTTCAAATACTGTCTCATTTACAACAGTAACAGTTCCAGAACAATCAAATCCCTCAACTAAAGAAGCAAGTACATTTGTTTGTCTAGGCCAGTAGTATTTCAAGTTAATAGCACAATAGCTATTCACTGCTGTTGGATTAGTTGTAACTCTAATTCCAGTTGCTAAGTGTGTACTTGAATCTGGTTGTGCTGCATTAAATACAGAAATCGCTGCTAAATCAGCTTCAGAAATTACATCTCCAATAGCATAATCAACAGAAGTTCCATGCGTAGCTGCTGTAATAGCCTCTTTAGCAATTGCCTCTGCAACAATTAAACCTTTATCATCTGCATTCATAGCCTCAACCATTAATGAAGTAATAAGATTTGCATCTACTTCTCCACAAGACACACATTCTTGACAAGGTAATTTAATAGAGTAAGTATGTGTGAACTGGTTGTAACCAATTCGTCTATAAATCTCTTGATTTCTGAATTCTAGGCGAATAGCATAATCAGTATCAGAAGCACCTGTGTACCCTGCGATTTCTATAACCATTGCAGCTCCTGGTGTGTGAGGTCTGAAGTTTAAGAAACGTAATTTGCTTAATTGGATCAATTGTCCAGCAGACTTATTAATGTCATCTGAAACAGCTCCTCCTGCTCTATTAACACCTACCGCTAAGTAAATGTTTCTTGAGTTGTTTGTAGCATTGATTGCTAAATTTGTGTCAGCATCAAAAACTCCTAATTGACCTGGTAAAATTGAATCTAAAGTCCCACCTGAAGCAACCAATTCTTGGTTATCTTTAGTTACTAAGACTTGATTCACATCATTGTTAATACTCATAATTTTGATTTTTTTAACTTAATTTATTCATGTTTAATTTTGCTGCTTTCACTTGATAATCCGCAATCTGTAAGTCACCTGTTGCTATCAACACAGCTAAGTCCACAATTTCTCTATGAGTATGCTCAGGGAGTTCACAATCCTGAGTACCTGTCAATAAAGTTCCATTTGGCATATTATACCCAGCAGCATTAAACCCTATAGCATTGTGGATATATGCCGGAATTCTAATGTAGCTTAAGCAAAACTGGCTTAAGGTAAACGTGCCATCTGTTGAAAATTTCACACCATCTTCAAAAAATACCCCATTAACAGTTCTCCATTCAAATGAAGACTTGTCAAAAGGACTAAGTTCAAATTCATCATCATGTTGTTTAACATGAAATTTTCCTCTAACCTCAGTACAGTTGCCTTTTTCCATGACAACCTCAGCACCTACAAAGTGCATATAGTTATCTGGTAAAGTTGCAATATTGTTAGTGATAGCCACACAGTTGCTGTTTACAACCAGTGTGCGAATATCATCTATATTTCTTTGACTAACTTCAAATCCCATATGGTTTTTGATTCGAGGCTCTGCTACCATCTTTATAAACAGTCTATAACCTTCATTTAATTTCCAATCAATTTCAGGAATCTTTAAATTCCTGTATTGTTGAGAATCAATTTTGTTGATTTTCTGTTTAAAATCATAATGCATATCCGCAATAGTCATAATAATCTAATTTAATCTTTGTTCAATTTTGCTTCCAACTTGAGTCTCCACTCATTGTTTTCATCATCATTTACATATCTAATCACAGCTTCCATATCTTCTCCTAGCATAGACTCATAGTACCAATACTTGTGCCCTTTCTTTTTGAAGATATTTGCCTTCAAACATTTTAATATAAAGTCATGAGCCTCTGTTGTCTCAACTGGAATCTCAAGCATTCTTAAAACTTCTTTTGCTTTGTCTTCAGTTAATTTTGATAACTCTACTTCTACATACTTATCAGATTTACCTGTACAGTCTTTACCTGCAAGTATGTTAATAATTTGTTTCTTTCTTTGAGTTGAAATTTGACTCGCTTTAATAATAGCATTATTTCTAGTTGCTACTCTTGAAGCTTTAATCTCAACCTCTTCTGCTTCATTAAAAATAACATGAGTGGCATTTGGGAATTCCCCTGCTTCATATTCTTTTGTTGAATTAGCTACAAATTTAGATCCTCTCATAATTGCCACTTTAATTAAGTCAAGTGGTTTTGAAGTATCATATATTGCAGTTGCATTTTTTAAATTTACTACTCCAGATTTACTATCCCAATATGGGTGTGGTTCATCCGGATTATAGTTGTCTGATAAGTCCCCTTTAAATCCACTTTTAGTTAAAAAAGCTATGTCCTCTTCAGTCAACCCAGTTTGGTATTTCATATCCTCACCTACAAGGGCTTGAATTTTCTTATCTCTAGTGAAGCTATCTTCTCCAGTTTTACCATGCCACTTATGTCTATCAATTGGCCTTACTTCTATTTTGCTCATACTCTTCTGTTGTATTTATTTCTAATTTTTAAAAAAATGCATGGGGCATTTACTCCCCATGCAAATATACTATATTTTGTATTAGGATTAACCTCTTGACAAGATTAATTCTCCACACTTAGTAATATCCTTAACATGAACACCACAAGATTTCTCTACGTGCATTTCATAATAAGAACCAGAGTGTGCCATTGTTCCTCCTTTTTTAGGACCATAAGGACCTACTAAACCTTCAATGTAACCAAAAGATTCAGAATCTTTCTTATTCATTAATTTGATGTTAGAAGAATTTGAGTTCTCTCCAGAGAAGTCTAAGAATGTAATTCTTTGTGACTCTACAGGGTATCCTGAAACTGGGTCAATCTCAAAGTTAATTTGTCTATCATCATATAATGGGTTGTGTACTAATTCAAGTACAGCACCATTAGCCATTGAGTATCTAGTGAATTGGTAACCAGCTCCTAATGAATTCTCATGAATATCAGAAGAAACTTTGTTAGTAAATACCTCAACATTCTTAATGAATCCTGATTTATTCATCCAATCTTGGATAGCTCTGTGGAACATCATCATCCCGTATTCTCCAGTATAACCTTTGATACGTCTTCCAGCACCTGGTTTAACTCTTGAATAGAAAATATCCATTAAATACTCTTCAATTAACTTTGCAGTTAAGTGAGTATAGTGGTGTACATGAGAATCCTCTAATTGCTCTTGTAACCCTGGTCCAGATTTTACAGGTCTTCCTGTAGCACCCATAACTCTATCAGTAGATCTTGAGTACCAGAAACCTCTTTCTAATTCTCTGTACCACTGCATCCAGTATTCAACCTCAGCATATTTCATCCAAGACTCATGGTAATTTCCTTTTGAATCAGGAATTGCCATAGACAATACTTCTTGGTTAGCGTAATCAGTAATCTTGTACTTCTTTCTGTACTTAGACATTTTGTTTTTCAACGCAATAGGTAAAGAGAACTGAGTAGAACCAGATTGTTCAGCAGCTTCTTCATATTGAGAGAATAACTTAGCCCATTGAGTACCTGCCGCTAAATAAGCTAACGGTAAGAATTCTTGTGGGTTATCAGTCATTAACTGTACAGTGTAGATGTAACCATCACCACTACGTCTAACTTCATCAGTAACACGTACTTGATATCTTTTGTTAGATGTTCCTGGAGTTAACACATCACCTGGTACATACCAATTCTCATCCAATTTAATTTTGAATGTAGTATTGTATTGTCCTGGTTTAGTAATTGAAGTATCCAATACGTTCTCTATAATTACAAGAGGTCTCGTATTAGCTCCTTTCAATTCCCATTCCCATTCAGTACTGGTAATTGTCTCCTCTCCAACTTTTGACCCCATCAACATAGATGATAAAGGGTTGTCAGAGTAATAATTCTGGGACGTAAATAGTTGATCCATTTTGCCCATCAATTTTGCTGGTTCTGCAATAAGAGCTGCACCTAAGTGGTTTAACTCTGTCATATTTGCATTCCAGCTCATTTCTTTAGTAATTAACTTACTTCCTAATGATGCCATAATTTTTATTTGTTTTTATTTATTCAGCTAATAATTCTGCTAAAGTCTTGCGTGAACTAACTCCAGTAGATGCCGATGGTGTGCTATTATTACTTCTTCTAACATTTTTCTTAATGTCTGTAGTTTTCTCAGTAACTGCCGCCTGCTTTAGCTTTTTAAAGTCAAGACCATTTCTTAATAGTTTTGCCAATAGTACTGAATTTTCTGGGTCTGACATTGCAGCATATAAATCTCTATGCATTGGTGTCATCTCTGCCCCATTATCAAGTTTTACTGATTTCTCAGTCATGTAACCTGGTAATTCTTTTTTATCATTTCGAGATATCTTAAAGCCTTTGATACTATCAGTACCTTTAACATAATCTGAAACATTTCTTTTTTCTTGCTTTTTTTGTTCCTTTGCAGCTCTTCTTTGAGCTTCTTGAGATTCAAGTAAAGCTTTCTGTGCAGCTTTATCCTTAATTTCCCATTTGCCATAATGAGTATTTGCAGTTTTTTCAAGCATTCCAGAATCTTTTAAATACTGAAGTTGACTTTTTACATACTCATCATCAAAGCCATCTTGCCTTAACTGATTACTTACAATAGCTTCTTGGTTAGCTTCAACTGTTAAATCCATACCTCTTGTCACACCTACTGGCTTTTGACTTTGTAAGGTCTGAATGTATTCAGCCATTGTACCACCTTGCATAATGAACTTATTCATGTTCTTAACTTCATCAGGTAAATCCTTAAACAGGTCTTCTACTTGATTGGCAATTCTATTATCGTAATCATCTTCAAGAATTTCCTCAGCTAACTCTGCAGTCATCTCAGCTCCATCCTCTAATTCAAAATCTAATAAGCCTCTCTCTTTTAAAGAATTGACAAGTCTAATATCAGAAATCATCTCTTGAGTCGACTTCTCTTTTTTCTTGCCTTCTTTAGATGCTGGGGTATTTTTACCCTCTGGCTCATCATCATTATCATCTCCTTTTGCAGGTGGTGTATCATCTCCTTCATTAAATAAGCTATCTATTACAGCTTGTTCTTCAGGTGTTACTACATCATCCCCTTCTTTAACAATCTCTAAGTCATCATCATCCTTTTTTGGATCATCATCTCCTGTATTGTCATCTTTTTTGATTCCTAATTCCTCATCTGAGAAAAATTTAAAATCTTCTGTGGTTTTTTCCCAACCGAATTCTTCTGATTCTTTACTCATGGTTCAAAGTTAATTAATTTATTTAAAATATTTCAATTAAAAATGAAAAAAATAAATGTTATCTGTAATAGCTCTTTTTTATCTTTTATTGTTTTTTAGCTTTGTTAGATTCTTTATTTATTTTTTTCTCTTCTAATTCAAGTTTTTTTGTATCTATGATTTTATCATGATTTAGTTTTTCTCTATTAAGTGCGATTTCTTCACGCTTAATATCGGCATGTAATCCATCTCTGGCAATCTCAAGGAAGTCATTAATACCATCATTATCTGCATCTGTGTCAGGATTAAATCCTGCAGCAACAATTGCTGATTTCTGAATTTCAGTTTTTCTTCTTTCCTCTTCTTTAAGTATGATAAGGTCTTTATCATGCTGCCATTGTTTTTCTTGATGTTGTCTAGCTTTTTCAGCAGCTTCTTTTTCAGCTTGTATTCTTTGTTGAGCCTCAGCTTGTTCTTGTTGTCTACGTTTAGTTTCAGCAGCTTTAAGAACTTCCTCAGCTTCCACAATTCCATCTTGTCTAAGAACTGATAATACATCAGATAATTCAGCTTTACCATTCTGCATAGCAGCATGAGTAAGTTGCTCAATATTCTCCATAATCTTACCGGTCTCAGTAGTATTAGACATAAATATTCCTAATGTAGAATTATCTAATAATTCCATGTCCATATCAAACATTTGCAAGGACATATCATCAAGGAAGTAAGATAATTTCTCTGGAGCTGATTCTGAATAAGCTACTTTGGCAGTTTCTAGTAATGCTTGTAGAACATTTCGTTTTACAACATTATGTAAATCAAAGAATGGTTCAAGTATGTTTGAAGTCTGTACTAAATTTTGTCTTGTATTACTTACAGCATCATTAGAGTCAATTTGTCCCTCTACTTGTTCTGTAATACCAACAGATTGCCCTGCTTGTTGTTTTAAGTAATTAGCAAGGTCTACATATCTTCCAATATCAGAAGCTAAAGATAGATCTATTGTTTTACCTAATGTTTGGTCTCCAATAGAATTTCCTTCCTCAGAATCATCATACCACATGAAAGGAGAACTCTCAAAGAAGTATTGCCACTTCTTCATATCCATCCCTGCAGAGTCTGGTATGTTTTTTATATTCATCATTACCTTCTTACCTTTGTCTGAAGCAATTAAAAGCTCAATACGATACATAACAATGTTATAATAATATTGGTACACTTTTAACCTATCCATAATAGATTTAGGAGAGGCATTCATGTTATCACAATATGCTCCATAATAAGGTAACTTACAATGATATAAGTTATCAAGGTCTTTAAACTGTCCTGGTATAGGTTGCATTTTCGCATATTTATCATATCCGATTTTCCATGTTTCATAAACTTCTGGAATCCATTCCCATTCAATTCTTATGTCACCATTTTCTACATCCCTTTTATATCCTTCAAAGACAATAGTTTGTTGCTCATCACCATCCTCATCAAGGTAAGTTAAAAAGCCAATTTTTCGCAAAGATTTCCAAACGCAGTGTAATACTCTTACAGTACCATCATCTGCATCTAAATGCTTATAGTCTGAGGATTGTGTGAATAATCCATCTCGTATTCTGTTGTCACCATAAGAATGATGTCTTTCATACACCTCATCAATTTCTTTATCTGATAATTCATCACCAAAATATTTCACTACATCTGAAGGAGTCATTCTATACTCACAACTAGCTGACTCACCATCTTCAATAAGTTCATTATCTGCAGTACTTTTAGTATTAAACCTCATAGAATTTACATTCCACATTTCAGGTTCTCCATTTAGTACCCCAACGTAAAAAATCTCCTTAGCAGATAGATGCATGTGTTTAAATCCAGTATTGAATTTTCTTTTGGCATCTGTTTTTTGGATAAGGTAATTAAGCAGTTGATTTGATAGTACTTCAGCAGGGTCTTGGTGTTCCCTTTCCATGTACCTTAAAACTTCTGGAGGTGTCATTGCTTTTGTTTCCTCAGCAATTTGTTTTTGAATTTTTTCTTGTTGGTCTGGAGATAAAGGTTTACCTTGAGCTTGCTCTTGGTACTTCATTTCAATCTGCTGTTTTATGGGAGTCATTATTGCAGATTGAACATATTCTTTAAGCATCTCCAACTTCTTTTGCTCTTTACGAGTTGTTGCTTCAGAGTTTGTAGCTAAAGCTTTCCAAGGAAATGGTCTTTTCATTTCCATACCTAATAGAGCCTTAATCTTACCAGAAACAATATCTCTGTTTACCATTTTTGCTTGAAGCTCTCCAGCTTCAGAACCAAAAGGTTGACATACATAAGAAAAATCTTCTAAGTTAAGAACATTGTTAAACAAGTCATAATTGACTTTCATCCTTTTATAATCTGATATGTTACCAGTGGTTGACCTAGATAGGTTACCATGTTCATTATCTAAGGCATCAGCCTGGTCTTTATACCACTGTTTATCCTTAGCATTTTTCGCACTTAAAGATAACCTTTGGTTCTTAGTTACTCTATTATCTCCCATAATACTATACGTATATTCTTACAAAAATACATTATTTATACATATCTTTCATCATTTTAAGCAAATCTTTTACATTTTTATTTTCTTTCTTCTCCCCATATTCCATATCAAGTGACTCCTCTTGTACTTGGAACATGCACATAAATAGTGATGAAACTAAATCAAAATTTCCTTTTCTGCTATATGAAATTAATTCCTCTAATAATCTTATAGAGTAGATTTTATCAATAGTTCTTATCGGATTACCATCCTCATCATAATCGAGAACTTCCAATAGCCAATCTTTTACATACCTTTCTCCAGCATCTTTCAGTTGAAGATTCATATGACATCCATATACCCTTGCAGTTCGTGAACGCTTCACATTCTTGCTAATTACAGCATCTGGCTGCAATGCCAGTAAATGTAATCTTTTAATTCTTCTAAAATAATTTTTTACTCCAGGTACTTCATTCTCATACATTATTTGAGTATTGTATAAATCTGCTAATTGTTCTGCAATTCTATCTATATCTGCGGCTGATTCCATTCTCCCAATGTATTCTGCCACTATAATACTGTGGTGTTGTGAACCGGTATGCACACCTTTATAAACTATAATTGCTGCCAAGGATGTACCTTCATCTTGTCTAATTGGATCATAACCTATCTTATATAAACCTTTTGCTGCATTCTCTACTGGTTGTTCATAAATCATTATGTTACCACGCTTGTCTGCTGGTGGCATATGATATGAAGTTACACACCTGTCACTTCCATCCAGAATAGGTTTAGCATAAGCTTTTCCTTCTTTGTATAATATATGAACTGGAGTCCCATGCGTTTGTTGCCAACCTTTAGCTTTAACTAAGTTTAATTGGGCTTTTAGTTCTACTACAGGAAAATTATTAACAGACACAGCAGCAAATGCTTCTGCAGGTCCTAAAGGTTTTTCCTGCATTCTTTTTTGAATCTCAGAAGATGTTGCTCCATTCTTTACTAAAAAATCTCTATAGTCAATTTCAGTTTTCTTTGCTTCCTCCCTGAATGAGTTACCTTGCCTATCATATTGCCCCTCCATGTTCCAATTAATAGGGTGGAAGAAACCACAATCTGTAGACTCCATACCATCATCCCATTTATTCTTGAATGGTAAAAAGTCAAAAGCTGCAGGTCTACTGAACATATCCGCATAATCAGCAGTACCACCTTCCATATCTCCAGAGGTTCCGAATACGGTAATCATCCCAGTTTTAAATACTCCGGCCATAACACAATCCTGTGATGCAGCATAAGAATCCTTCAATAATCCTGGGGTACCAAACGCACCTGATTCCTCAAAGAATATATCAACAGCATCCTTTCCCCTGGCAGCATCTGCATTATCTTTAAATGTAAGTGCTACTATTTCAGATTTGAAGCCTTTCTCAATATTAATACCATTAAGCTTTATGATATAAGAACCTTTTCTGTGGTCTTGTTTCTCAATAACATCTGAAGGCATTCCCCATCCAGTATGCTCATTTATAAAGTTGATGTAATTATTTGCCATAGTAAAAATACCTCTTGGGTATAAGAACTTCTTTTCATAAGCACCAAAAATGGTTAGTGAATTTGGTTTAGTGTAATAATTACAAGCAGCAATACTTGCTGCTTTATATGAATAACCCTTACGTCTGGATTTACCTACAATGAAGTTTTGGTTACCATGTAAGTATTCATCTTCAATTTCAACACCAAGGTTTAGATTATCGAATTCTTCTCTAGCCCTAAGCTTTTGCTCTTCTTCAGGAAGCTTTAGAATTTGTTCTTTTACTTCTTCATCAAGAGATTCTATAATACCATATCTGGCAATACTACGACACCAAAAATAAATAAAGTCGCCATCCCAGAAGTCACCAAAAGTATTTACTTTCTTTGTAATTTTGGAATGTGGATCTTCTACTTTTTGAATTGGACAAAAATTTAGATAAAAATAAAATTCACCAGGAATACGGATACCCTCTACAGAATATCCTTTTATACATCTTCTTCTTTGCTCATGCCAATAATCTGCCCATGCAGGTGAACCCCATGGGTCTGGGCAGTAATATCCTTTTTCTTTAAAGGCCAGAGCTGGTTCCCTAAATGCATCAGGGTTTAACCATTTTCCGTTTTCATCTCTTACTGTGTTCATTTATCTTTTGTATGTTCTTCTAAATAGATGAGATAGTTGAGCAACTTGCCCCCCTCTCTTATCATGTATGAACCCTTCAATAGCACCAACTGCATGTTGATATCCAGCTTTATGATGCCAGTAATCTGTCACTGAAGGACTCCTCATATATTCTACTGTTACCCCAATGTATTCTTCAGATACGTGATACTTGTATTTGTGTTTACTGTGCAGGTGGTGTAGGTATATGTATCTGTATTCTGTTGTTGCCCAATCAAGTTTAGCTTCCTCAGCCATCAATAATGGTAGCTGATCCATTTTGGCACCATCACCATGGGATGTCCCAATTAATGATAATCCATATTTATAATATTTTCTATGCCTCATATTCACATCAAATGTTATATCCGGGCAACTGTGAAACCAACTATATATTGTATCTGCCAACATAAACCCACTTACAAAATCGTGGTTACTTGGATTGTGTACAATATGCACTGGAGCTACTGTAAGTAAGGATTCTATTATTGTGACATAGATTTCTCTGGCAATCTTAAAGTTATCATACCACATTCCATCTGAATCTTGTGGGGTCCCTGACGTAGTACCTTTACCTGCTTCAGTATGCAAAACATCATTACCTATTACAAATAGTATTTGTTCAATGTCAAACCCAGAGGCTTTTTTAAGTAACCCTTCTACACCCTCAAAAGCTCTTTGCTTTGCAAGTTCTGTATTAGATTTTTCTCCAGTACCATCTTCAGTAGCTAATTTTCCAACATGTAAATCTGCAATATCAATTACAAATAAGTGTGGGTCAGCAAAAGGTGTTCTGTCAAATTTTTGAAAAGTTGGCTTGTAGGCCAATAAGTCTTTTTTGAACTCTTTTCTTATTTGGTCAAGGGATTTAAAATCAGAATGCTCATTATTTCTAACAAGCATACTAATATTATCATCTTTTAACCAGGCGATTTTCCAATCCCCACTGTTTAAATTATTATCTTCTAATGTTTTTTCTATGGTGGTTTGGTCACCAAGAAGTTTTTTTACATATCTCCTCAGTACATCTTTATTATTTGCTGTTATATCAAATCCATGTTTTCCTAAAAATTCAGGAATATTATGTTTCATTTTACCTGTGGCAAAAAAAGTTTTGATTTCTTCTTTATACGGTGACCATTTATTCATATTATTCAGTTTTAATTTTCTTTCTGTAAAATTTTCCTAGAATATTTTGATTGTAGTAACATTGGTCTACAAGACAATCTGTTTCAAACTGGTATTTAGTTTCATAATATGTCATGCCCCATTTGTCCATACACACTTTTAAGATTGTTTTGTTTATGATAAGGATTCTGTTTGAGTTAAAATCCTCATGAAATTGCTCATTTTTAATTGAACCATTGTATTTTTTCCAATCACTCTCTACATAATCAACACGCTTACGTTTGTATCCCTTGAGAGGTTTTCTAGTTCTTTTATGGAATAATGCTTTCTTGCCTATATATTTTCTACCATTTGAAAATTCTATGAGATATATAAATCCTACAGCATTCTCAGGTAGCATATTAACTTCTGTAATTTCTCTTCCTTTATAGTTCCAATTCATTTTTCTATTATTGGTCCAGACTCTCTGGGTTAGCAAATATACTAATTTTTTTGTCAGCTTTAGTCTTCATAGTCTCATAAATCTCTTCATGTACCTTTTTCTCCAGGTCTTTTAGAGTGGCCAAAGTCTTACCAGTATCATTCAATGCTGAGGTAATATCCCTTGGTTTCCATATTGGTTTACCAGTTTTTAGATCTCTCTCATTAACATCTACTTCCCTAAAGAAAGCTTGCATTTTTTCAGCAGCTCTCTTTGCGGCCATATAGTAAGTATAAGTAGTTGAAGCTTCAGTCATAAACACTTGAACAACTTTCATTGCCGCAAATATCTGAGCATCTGGCTTCCAACCTTTCATGAAAATTACAGCTTCCTGTACTACTACAGGTTTCTTTATTTCTGTATATTGCTTATAAGGATTTGACTCTAACATAGAGGTACAAAATTCTATGTAAGCAAATTCAGCAAGAGCTTTCTTTTTATCCTTAGACTTATCTCTTTCCCATATTTTATTAAAAGGAGATACGAGTAATGTCTCTGGATGAGGCATCACTCTACTCCCTTCTACTATAAATAACATTGACATATTAAAATTCTTTTAGTAACGTAAAGGTAACTTTTCTTTTTAATGGTATTCTTTTTAATAATTTTGAATAGTAATCCCCTATGTTATTTAAAACAATACATCCTACAGACCACATCTTAATTGACCAACTTTTAATTCCTGTTTTAGATTTATAAGAGTTTGTATGGATATTTGTAGAATAGTTTCCTTTATAAACTCTACCTTCTTCATCAACCTTATTATCAAGGTTTCTGTCTCTGTAGTATAGCATATCTCCTGTTTGTCTTAAACAAGGCATTTTCCCTTTGTGGTGTCTTACTCTTTTACCATCTGATTTTTCAAATGCAAAATAATATATCTCATTTGATTTAATAACTGCGGCTCCAAGCTTAGACCATTTTCTAAAATTCAATAATCCATAAGTACCTGTGTTTGTAGTACAAGTAAACACTGATATACATTCTGTCCCTTTAAACAGGTACATCTTGTCATCAAATTTATCTGGATCATCTTCTGAACTCCTTACTGCAATTATATGATATCCTTCCGGTATGCATAAATAACTTGGCAAACTCATCATCTGCTCAATTAACTCACTGTCTGTGTAATTTCTTACTTTTGTATGTTTACTCATTTCTTTTTATGTGTTTCTATTTCAAATTGTAATATTTCACTATGGGTGTTACTGTAAATCACTGATACAGTTTGTCTTACTTTTGTGAACCCTGGCACTGGCATTAGATGTCTTGGTATAGCTTTTGGTGTGTATATAACTGTTAACTCTTTTGTTCCAGGATTATATACTGGTGTAGTGCATCCACAACTTGATTGCAACGCCATAATCTTTGGTATATCATCTTTAGCCTTAAATACCGCTTTAGCTTTAGTTCCTACTACCGTAGTAGCTTTATATGATTGTTTTTCAAAATAACTCATCTTCTTTCAAATTTTTCTTTGTCTCTATTTATTCTCCACCTGCATAATTTATTATCTACTTTCCATGCTACACCTTGGTATTTTGGATTTTGCATTAGCTCCCATTCAAATTTGGAAGCCATTCTTGGGTAGCATAATCCTTCACAAGGCTTGTCACACATCTGTAATTGTATAGTGGCACATCCACATTTTATGCAAGCTCCAGTATCATAGCACTCTTTATTCATAGAATTTATTCTATAGGCTATCTGTTCACAAATATGCTTCCTTAATAACCAACTGGCATTGTAGTATGCCCAGTACCTAAAATTACCTTGATTATAATACCAAGCATTTTTAAGTGTCAAATTTTTGTTCTTTAGTATTCTCATCTTGCTCTAAAAATAAATCAAATTTTTTCTTCATTCTAAAATACTCATCATGATCCATATACCCTTTATCAAATCTTTTCTTTATAGAATTTAATCCAGATTGTACAAATCTTTTTGAAGTATAAAATTTACCAAAATACTTAAACCTTACTGATACAGGTAACTCACCTTTCTCAATCTGCTCTCTAGCATACTTCCATGGGGCTGTTACAATATCTCGCATCTCTTGCAAGTCAATGTCAGGGTAATGTTCTTTTACCATATCATAAAACTCTTTCGTTAAGTCTTTAGTTGTAAGTCTCATCTTATCAGTTTAAATTGATAACCTTGAGCTTTATCCCCTGGAAGTAAAGCATTATGTACTGATAATCTACCACTGTATTCATTCTTACTTATAATAGATTTATTAATAAGAGCTTTCAAGTAGTTACTCATCCCTCCAGGACTTAATCCCAGCTTCTCCATCACCTTCTTCCTAACTACAGTGTTAAATCTGTCATCTTCAACTAACTCTCCTTCTATTTCAAGAAATGCTGCAAGGAATGCAATTTCCTTTGTCGTTAATGGCTTAGGTAAAAAGGGATTTATAATAGTCAGATGTAGGATATGATAATTCCCCTCTGCTTTTATTCCTTTTTGTATAATTTCCATTTCTTTGGTTTGTTAAATACCCCATGGTAATAATGAGGCAATCATTCTATTTTTCGTTTTTACTTAGTATATTGTAATGGGCAACCATCCATGGATCACCATAATCTCTTTCCATTGGGGTATATCCCTTCTTGTCTATCACTAGTCCATTCCAGTCGTAACAATGTACTCCAATCTTTGTAATGATGTGGTCACTGTTATAGTAACATTCAGCATCTCTAAATCTCATTGCAAGTAACATAAATACTCCTGCACATTGAGGTTCTTTTGGAATTTCTCTTCTGAGGTATTGGATATAATCTATTATCTCTTCTATCTGGAGCATGACTTTAGATTTACATTAATAAATCTCTTGGCTTCCTTTAAGAACTTCTTTTTGGATTCTCCTTGTCTAATTGACCTGAATGTGAGCTTGTGCCCATGCTTGGTTTTCTTGTACCTAGACTTCTTGCTTGGTGTCTTCATATTCTTTCTGTTTTGAATTTACTTATTCATTTATTTCTGAACAAAGTTACATAATTAATTGAAATATATAACATTCTATAGCTGTTTATTTGAAATTAGTTTCTTATTTAGAATGATTACAGATAAGAGTTTCACTATTTAGAATAATTATAAACTAGCCCTAATTCCCTTTTTCATTTGCATTTGTCATTTTTACCCTGTATCTTTGTGATGTATTATTTATTAATGCAGAACCTTTGACTCGTTGAGTAGCAACGTTTTCTTTTTTTGGTTCTTTTTTTCTTTTGGAGATATTCCTGTAGCCTCATATTGTATGTATATGAGGTTTTTTATTGAGCCAAATAATTTCTTTAATCGGCTCAATTTTTTTTTTGAAAAATTTTTTGGATCAGGTTTCTAAAAAGGGAGGCGGAAATTTTTAAAAAATAGCGGATATATAAACTAGTATGCACAAATACCCCCACAAATTCCGGAACAAAAACCTACCCCCCGGGTTGATATAAGAGATGAAATTTCTGGCGACAAAATATAATATGTTTATTCTTCACCTTTGTTCAACTCAAAACCCTAACTAATTGTTGATAGTAATTCAACTATCATCTAATACTACACAATATGAAAAAGAATGCATTGATACTCTCAGCATCTGAGAACTCAGAAGAATTTGACAAGTTTGTATTAAACCAGCTTGCAATTCAACATAACGCCTTAACCGCACAATACTCATAGTATGGAAACGTTTATGGCACATGTTAAACAGCTTAAGGATAAAGCTATCTCTAAAGAGATGAAGGCATCCATCATTGCAGGGTGGCTCATAGAAGCTACTGTGCTAAGTAACTAATAAGGGTGTAACAACCCTTTTAATACACAATCTTATGAAACAGTATAAAGTAATAACAATAGTAACAGCAGTGGTAGTAATCATTGCAGTATTCAATTTGATAGTATATCTATTGTATATGATGCCAACAGATTTGTTAGCAGAAGTAATAGTAGGGATATTGTTGATACTAGGAGTAAGTAGATTAGGAAGTAAAGAGCCTGATGCAAAACCTAGAAATGAATACAAACCAAAAGGGTAATAAATAGCAACCTCTGTTTCAAGGCTGGGGTTGTTTAATTACTGATTTCAGTTAGCTCAATACCCTTACTAATTCTTGACAATAATGTCATATACTTATAAAACATATTATTATTATGAAAATGCGAGCTAAAATTGATACACCAAACTTAAAAACGACTAACAAGTCTAATGGGGGGAAAAGTGAATTACACAGAGCAACTATTGCTGATGGACCATTAAAAGGTCAAGTTGTTTTGGCTAACAGAACTACTGTTAATAAAGATGGAGATGCTAAATCTTCATGTGCAGAAGGTGATGAAGTAACACTTCACATGACTGCTTTATCTGCAGAAGATTCTACAACTGGAAAACCAGCATACTTCTTTGAAGTAGAAAAGGATTCTGTAGAATTCGAGAAAGTAGAAGCTGCATCTGCAAGCGATATTGCTGCTTTATTAGCTGCTGCTGAACAAGCACAGTAAAAGTAATAGACAAGTATGGGTTAATTCCTATACTTGTCTTCTTTTTTTTGGGTTGACTTACTAGGTTAGCAGGGTTGACAAGGTTATCGGTGAAATTCTTACAAATCAATGGTAGTAAGGGATGCAGAGTGCATCTTGGTGTGGACCTGTCACCATAGACCCATTTTACCCATACCAAAGAAACCGATACAAACCTATTTATAGCTCATCTTATAGCTTTTTATTAACACCCTAACACAAACACCATGCATTATTTTAAACTACTCTTAGAACTAATAAAAGACATAATAATACAGTTATTCTTTTTAGCCTTAATATTAAGCTGTCTAACATTAGCCATTTTATTAATGCACATATTAAAACATCTATTAACCCTTTAATAAATAACTATTATGATATATCTATATTGGAGTATCTACCTAGCAGGATTTATAATATCCTATTCAAGACTAAAGAGACAAAATAATGATAGAGTATGGTTTAGGGTTTTCCTTGCTTTATTCCTAGCAGTATTTTCTTGGCTTGGAATAATAATACACATACTAATAGATTACTTTGAAGCTAATCCTATTAAAATACCAAAGCCACCTAAATGGCTATAATTATTAACCTATTAATACCACCACAACTATGAAAAATTATACATCCACAATAGACATCCCTAACGCATGTATTGAGTTTAATGTAGATGAATCAAGTGAATTAACTTGGTCACAACAACACTCTATCCATTATGACAAGTATGTTAGACCTATTCACAATGACATTAGAGACAAAGTAAATCAAATTAAAAGAGAGCAAACTGTTGATGACTGTCAAGGTAGAGTTCATATACTATGGAACAAATGTAGATACTTTGAGTTATCATTCTATAATAAAGAGATTAGAAACTTTGTTAGCCAATCAGCTAAAGTAAAAGTAAGCTACGGCAACATGTTAGTTGGAGGCAGACTTAAGCTTGAAGCAGTTGTTAAAGCCTTTAATAAGAAAGGAATATACTGTGACATCCAACAAGATTGGATTTAATCATTAACCCATTTACATTAGGTAAACTTAATATCTTAATTAAAAAGGATAACATGGCTAAACTAACAAGGACAAAGGCAATGCAAAATGCTGAGAAAGAACTGAGACAAGAAGGGTTTAGATTTAGCTACTTAACTGAAGCTTATTCTAAACCCAACATGTTTATATATCAAGAGAACACTCAATTTGATTTGAAAGAATCAAGACTCTTTGTACACCCAACGACTAGAACGAGGGTAATTGTGACAAAGACAGGACATAAATATTATTTAACACATTAAGCCTTATGCTAATATCAGAATTAGAACACACACACCCAAAGATATATGCTGAAGCAGTAAAGCAAAGAAGTATAGCTGCAAAGAAGAAAGATACAATATCGAAAGTGGAAGAGAGATTAAGAGAGGACCACTTAATAGCAGCATTTGATTGGAGTCAAATGTATCCAAAAGTAACATCTGAATTCTGGGGAGCAATAAACAGAGGAGACTTTGATAGAGCAAGAGAATTAAATCCAGAATACTTTGAAGAGGAATCAACAACCTATAAAGGTGAACCTGCTGAGGCGGATGATGACCTTTCCTTAAAAATACTCCCAATTTAAAGTGGTCAATCAACTCAAATAATAGGTTGATACGGTTCGATTCCGTTATTTGGGACACAATTACTAATTAAAACTAAAAGCTTATGAAATGGATATTGAAACTATTTAGAATTAAACCCCAAAATAAAAAGACACCTCAGCAAGATGATGAAATACTTGATGATGTATTTGTACCATCAATAAACCTTGATGGATCATTCATTAAAGCAGATTTATTTGAAGAGTTATGGATTAATCAGAATGTAAAACATTTAAAGATGGCTAAATATAGCTTAAATGATGATGACTATATTGATTATAAAATTTGGGAAGACCAATACTTTTGGAAGCTTCACTATAATCATTTACCAAATAAAAATGTGCTTAGAGGAGATAATAATATTATAGTATTCCATGGAGGATGCTTAGGATGTAAAACTCAAGAAATTAATACTGTTTATGCTTGCAAAGGATGTAAGTATTTTAAATTCACAGATAAACCTGATTTATCAATACACGACTGACCTTATGAAAACACTACACTTATTAGTACTATTGGCGAAAGAAGAACCAATAACACGAATGAACAAACATTTAATGTACATGTATGTAAAATGCAAACTAA